ATTTGGATTATATCTCCTGACGGGGTGGTAATTTTTTGAGTTAAGTCAACTCCTGGTTTATTTTCTTTAATAAATTTTCTAAAATCTTGTGAATCTTTGATAGGTAGTCTATCAACAAAGTTTCTAATATTCATTAAATCTTTGTTTCCGGCAACAGATTTAATCATCATTTCAAGTTGTTTAGTGACAATTGGTGCAACACCATTCCCATTCCAACTCTTTTCAATTTCTTGAATTTCTTTTTCCTGTTTATTGGTTAAGAACTTGAACGTAATGTCAACTTTACTCTTTTCCATGTGATACTTAAATTCGCCGTTTGAATCTGCTTCCAATGTAAAGTCTTTATACTTTAATTCACTTAAATCGATATTCAATGTGAATTCTTTTTCAGTCTTAGGGTCAATCATGGTGTATTTGTAATCTGTACCAAATGCGGTATTTCTTAAAAATATTAAAATTGCTTGTTTATCCTCCTCACAAAGTTCTTCAATATCAAAGTCTTTATCTAAGATTTTTCTTTTTAATAATTCATCAATCATCTTACTACTAGCCAATAAATTAGCAGATGATAAAATGTTTTCATCTGCCGCAGTTAAATAAGATACTCTTAGTGATTTTTTTTTGTTTTCGTAATGAATACCTCTTGAAGGTAGTTCCACAACATCATATTGTATTGTGGGGTCAATTCTAAATTCTTCCATAATTTATTTTATTATTAATTTACGAAATTTTTATAAAAAAGTAAAGAATATATTATGTTTTTGAATTGAGTGACCTCTTAATGAATTTATTCCATCACATTCTTTTTTACATATTTTACAAATAAAAATTCCCATATAAATAAATATACGGGAACTTATCAATATTGTAAATGGATAGGTGTATTTTAATGTAAAATACAATAAAATACCAACAATAAAACTAGTAAACTTGGATACATCTATCCATTCTCAATCCGGCTTGGATAGTTGCTATATCATCTCTTGAGTAATCTAAATCCCCAAAGTTTAAGTTTGTTAAGAATGTTCCTTGAAGAATCCATTTTTCAACTACAACACCCGTTGGGTCCAACATTTCTAATTCAATATCTTTTTTATAACCAGCAGCATATCCCATACGACCTGTTACTGACTCCGCATGTAAACGAAACCATTCCATTAACGCTTGTGACGCTGAAGGACCAATAGGGTCTTTAAACGTTACTGACATTTCTTCCCACTCAAATCTACCGGCAACATAAGTTGATGTATTGATGAACGGTATTGCTACTGAAGTAATTTTTGCTTTTGGTCTGGACGTTGCCGATACATACCATTCGTTGATACCTAATGAAGAAGGGAATCTCAAGATGAATCGGTTAACTCTTTTCGGTTCGTATGGAACCGGCATTTTCATTAATAAATCTGCCATGTGTATTTTTTGGTTTTAATTTTTTTATTTACTTTCTTATAAATATACTCTTATTTAAAAAATATTTTTATTTATTAGAAATACTTGATTTTATCAATTATTTTTCGTATTTTTTCTCTATACTAGCACTGGATTACTAGAAAATAATAAACTAGATTAATAAATAACTAGAAAATAATAAACTAGAAAATAATAAACTAGATTAATAAATAACTAGAAAATAATAAACTAGATTAATAATAAACTAGAAAATAAAATACTAGTACTAGTATACTGGGGCATATATACTGGGATTATAAATTTATAATTTTTATACTTTTTTTGTTTCCCGTGGAACATATAAGTTGGGAAGGTTTTTACACCTTCCCTTTTTAATTTATTAAATATTATCAAATGAAGCTCCTGTTGGGGTTATCACAAACTCAACATCAATAAATTCAAGTGAACGAGTAGGTTTAATAAATATTTTACCTCTCAATGTATTTGCATCTATATCAGCTGGGTCACTAGAAACCGTTACACGGAAATCATAAAGACCTCTTTCTCTCTTAATTGCATCCAATATTGGGTTAACCAATCTCAAGAACTCATTACGAACTTGTTCGTCATTTTGTTCAAATACCAATCTAACCGCAACCGCAGAAATTAATTTTCTTGCTCTTAATAGTAATCTTCTTACGTTGATTCTATCAAGTGCCGATTCTCTTACTTGAAGAGTTTTGTTACCCCAAATAATTGTACCAGTATCAGAGAATGTTGCAATTGGATTAATTCTATTTTTATAAAGTTCATCTCTTTCGTCAACTGTTAATTTCTTAACTGCTTTAATTGATTTAACTAAACCTCTTGAATAACCGGCAACTGCAAACCAAGGGAAAGAAACATTATCTGTTAATGCTATATTTCTAACAACTTCACCTGTTGGTGGAATATAAAGTTGAGTTGCGTTATCCACATCTCTAATTTGAATCCAAGGGAAGTAAGTAGCCGAATAGTTTGTATCCATTGCTACACCATCTAACGCATTTACTACCTCATCAACTGTACTATAATTAGGTGAACCAATTATATAAAGTGAATCTGCTCTATCTTGTTCAACCATATCAACTGAGTAAGATGTTAATGAACTATGGTCATAGAAATTGATACCTGGTGTTGCAAATATGTTAATATCAATAGCTTCAGGATTTCCAAAAGTATCAATACCTTTTATGTACGAATAGTAGTCACTATTTCCTGATGTTGTACTGAATACCCCACCATTGGTTGTGTTACCTGAAACATATGTTTTCTTACCAAAGATGTATCCATCTCCATAAGTTCTTGTTGTTCTATAGATATCCCAACCATCAAATCCACCACATAAAGCAAAAGTAAATTTACGATAATTGATATTTGTTAAGAAGTTATTTGCTCCTGTTTGTCCTTCTAAGTCATAAGGTGTTGTTAAGAATGTTGTACCGGTATTGATTGTAGATGCGTTTGTTGATAAATGGAAACCTTTAGTTAAATTAACTGAGGTTTTTCCTTTATATTTTAATAAATCGTCGTCATAACCTGTTTGAGTTGAAAAACCTAAACATACTTTTCTAACTTTATCACCTGAAGTTGTAATCGGCGAACCGTCTTGACTATATCCTGTTGTGTCACCAGCGTCGTAGTATTCTGTTTTGTACATAATAGAACCCAAAGTAGATGAACCTCCGAAACTATCGTCACTTACAAATCCTTTGAAACCAGCAGGATAAACATCAGTTGGATGATTATTAGCCATATTCAACATAATGTACTTTGAATTTAAAGTATATTCACCATCAGATGTACCAACTTTTTTAGCTATGTAACCCGGTAATTCTGGATTCAATGAACATCTTGTGTATTTTTCAAGAATAACCATATTATCGTCAGTGTCATAATAGTCACGAACAATCATATCAAATTCAAATGTGTCTACGTTGATATTAATAATTGAAACTTTTAATAAAGTGTTTGCCATTTCACCATCTGAAATTGTGATAACTTCAAATAAATCTGAAACAATACCACCTCTTACTTCGGAAACAACCGTTGGTGACATTGGAGTATCCCATTCTGTTAAGAAATTATTGGTTTCTGTATTGTAAACTTCAGTTAAACTGATACCTCTAACATAACCTTGTTGGAAAGCTTGTAACAAATATTTTGGATATGATTCATAAACATAAATTGGAATTTCACCTTTTAATTTATCATACACATTTGTACCTAAAACTTTACTAACATATTTTGTTGAACTTGTGTCCATACTACATGTAAATGATTTTACTCCACTTGTTGACCCTGTTACATTGATTGTAAATTCAGATAATGGATTAGTAATTAAATCTGAACCAGAAATATTAAAATTAGAATCTGTTGTAACTTCTAAATTTAAAGTTTCTCCAACATATGAACCTCTTGGTCTGAAGGCAGCAACAACTCGACCATCATAATCACTATATGTAGTTGCAGTATATGTATATCGTGTAGCATCAAATCTACTCGTTCCACTATTGTAAACAAATAGATATGAATAAACTTCAGTACCACCAGTATTAACTAACGTATTATACCACTCTTTTTCGTTGTAATTATTTGCGTTAATTAATCCGGTTAACGGTGAAATAACTTCAGTTCCCGTTAAACCTGATGTTCCCGAAAGAGGGACATTACCTAAAACAAACCAATTTCCAGTATTACCTGATGTAAAACCACTATAATTTGTAACAATATAGTTAGTAATTGTGGTACCGTCGTAAGCTTTCTTATCAGATAAGAAACTGTAGAAGGTACTACCTGTGACACCTGTTGTTGATGGAATTGTTGTTCCTGTCGTTGTTCCACTTAATGAACCAACTGAAACACCACCGATTGTTTGAATCGCAAATGTTTTACTTGGTTTATATCCTGTTAAACCAAGAATTCTTGTTACAAATAATTGATTTGATTCTTGAAGATATGCCTTCGATACGTAAGGTAATTCATATTTAGGATTACCCCCACCATCTTTTTCTGGTGACGTTCCTCCAAAATATAATTTGAACTCGTCGAAATTGGTTATTAAAATTGGTTCGAAAGCTGGTCCCTTTAAGGTCTCACCAACTAACCCCAATGTACTTACCCCAACACTTTGTGCTACGAAGGTTAAGTCTACTTCCGATGTATACACACCTGGAGATACAAAAACTCTATTTGAATTTGCCATTTTTTTCTTGTTTGGTTAATTTATTTTATTACTTTTATATAAATATCTTTATTTTTAGCAAAGATTTCCTCACTTCACTAAAAAAAAATACTTATGGATACTAATTTATCTTTTAGTATCGATATTTATCTTTATCATGGAAAATACTACCAAAAACATTAAGGTTAGTGAAAAACACCACAATATGTTGAAAGAATATTGTGATAAAAAAGGATTGAAAATTTATAAAATTGTTCAGAAGTGGATTGATGAAACCTGTAAAGAGGAAAAATTAACAGAAATCCAAAAGAAAAAAGATATCTACGGAGATTAAATTTTAAGTTTGAAAATTTGAAGTTTTTGTTGTTGTAAAATTAAAATTACTTCTACCTATAGTATTAACTGTTAATCCACTAAAAACACTAGTCTTACTTAAACCCGAATAAACACCACCAACCGTATATTCGGTTGTCCCTGAAATTTGTTTAGGTTCAATAAATAATTTAACCGGTATTGTTACTGTACCGCCGGTTGTTACACCCAATAAATCATCAAATGTAATCTCAACTGTTTTATCGACTTTACGTGATGCGACTACTGAATATTGTGAAACAATTGAACCACTTGAATAGGAACTTGTTATTGATAAATTAATTTCAGGTCTTGGAGTTCTACTTGAACTCAAATCAGTTTCCACCATGGTTAAAATTCTATTGATTGCCGGTTTAACTTCAAACTCCTCTTCATCAATTAGAAATCCTAACATTGTAAAGGTGTAATTTTGGATGTAAAACCTTCTACCATCCAAAGTATCCATCGGGGTATTATCTTCGATTCTATCCAATACTATGGGGATATAATGACCTTTTACGGACGTATATGATTGGCGAGATGAGAATTTTTGTAAAACAACCTTATTAAATTTGTTTATGTCTCTAAATTTAGTACAAACAATTGTAACATCAAAAGTGATGTCCACCGCAATTGGTTGTGGAATTTTGTAAATGTCAGCACCAAGTTGATTACCGTCCCATGTCGGAACACTCGCATAAAAAAATTCTCTTCTATCGGGAATTGTTCTTTGTAGTGCCGGATTTGTTCCAAATTGAACATCGGGTTTTCTTACAATTGCAACAAATGGTAATTTAATGTTACCATCATCATCCGAAAATGTCCAATTATTTGTAAACTCACCCCATCTTTGTATTGTTAATATTTTAGGAATGATAGGGATTTGATTACCGTCAGATACAACCTTGAAATTTTCTTTAACAAAATCAAGCATACCCAAATCAAGGTCATCATGTAAAACCGATTCAGGTAAATAAGTGTCAGATTTTGTTATTCTTTCTAATAACTCTTTTCTTCTACCAATAATAGAACCTTCCTCATTTTCATGTTGACCGTAAACTTGTATATTATTTTTTTTCTTAGGTAATCCCATTATTATCCGTTTTTAACGTGATTGTAAAGTATTTCACTTATATCCTCTTTACTACTATAATTACTATCTTTAATTTTTTTAATAAAAATATTAATTAGACTTTTATAATAATCTATGGGAATATTTTCGTAAGTTTTACTTATATTTGAGTTTATTTTGATTTTATCATCAAATAATTTATTAATTTCTCTTAATTTTCTAATTGCAAAATCATCAGCAACATTTTCCAAATATTTCATAAATTTTGCACCTTCATCGACGGAAACATCACCATTATAAATTCCGTACATTTTATCAATACCATACTTTTTAAATTGATATTGATGAGCAACTTCATGAAATAAGACATAAAGAAAAGTTGATAATGGTAAATCTAATGATTTTTCATTAATAACAACTCTATCGACTAAAGACAAACCCATCGCACCATGTTTAAGTGATTCAATATTAATTTTTTGACATCCTGATTTTTTAACAAAATCACTTATAAAACGCATTAAATAAACGGAATCAGGATATCTTTCTGAAACTTTAACAGTTAATTCATCAAACCCTTCCTGTTCTAACAGTAGTTTTAATTGGTTTTCATTTATTATTATTTTCATATCCCTCTAAATTCTGTTTCTTGTGCTGGAACACAAAGTATTGTTCTATAGAATGGTTTGTAACCAAACATATTGTGTTTATTATCTGAGGTTAATTTACCATCATTAGATACAGTATAATATCTTATTTTTTCTTCAGATTCAGGATAACCAATGTAATCACCGTATCTAATATCTACTTTTAATTCTTCTAAATGGTTTAGGTAAACCGATATTGTCATATTACCAGGTTCCAAATATCTATTTAAACCTTTAGTATAACTGTTATTTTTTGATTCTTCAACCTTAACCAAACCGTAAAATTCAACAGGTGGTAAAAATTTAATTTCATCCTTACCTACTTCACCATAGACCTCATCGGTATCAGTTTTTTGTCTATCAACCCTAAATAATACCAATTTCATACCTAAATCACCGTGTAAGTATTCCTCACCCATTCTGACATTTAAATCAAAGTCATCTTGGGAGAAAAATTTACCTATTCTCGTTATGGGAAGTTTAACATTCATCATAATAAATAGTTCCATTATTGATTCTTTTTCTTTATATTTAGGATTATATGGAAAGTAAGATACCCGAAATAGAAGCAAGGGACATACTGACGAATTATGAAGGATTCAATAATCATCTATTAGAATTCAAAAAAAAGTTCTTAGAGGTTAAGAATTTTAAATTAACTCGTCCACAATCTGAATACGTTATTAAATACCATGAGGTAACACCTCGTGTTGCAAAAAAGTATATCAATGTTGCGTCAAATTTTGGTGAAAAACTAATGGAAGATAAACATCTCCCAAAAGTTCCAGAAAAAATATGGTGTGAAAAATTATTATGTGAAAGTGATAAAGCCTACCATATTTGGGGTAGAGTAAATGAAAGTGAAAAAAACTACTCAATGTGGTTACCCAAATCATCTATAATTCAAGAAGAAAAAAAATTAAATAGAGAAGTCGATTATTCACCCTATTCAAAAAGACCACCAATGGAACACCAAAAAGTGGCAATTGAAAAATTATTAGCTAACGATAGGTTCATTTTAGCAGACGATATGGGGGTAGGGAAAGGCTATGTGAATAACACATTGATTTACAATGAGTTAGGTGTTAAAAAAATGGGTGAAATTGTGGTTGGAGATAAGGTAATTGGGTCTGATGGTAAACCATATAATGTAATCGGTGTGTTTCCACAAGGTAAAAAAGAGACATATAAAATCACATTTAATGATGGTTATTCCGCAATTACGGATGATGAACATTTATGGTCAGTATCGTCACCAAACTATGGAAAAAATAGAAAAAATGATAGGATAAAAAA